GTGAAGGGTATTAACGAGGGTGATACGGTTTATTACGACAGACACGCTGGGTTCGATATGGAGATAAAAGGTGTGGTATACAAGGTGATAAAAGAGTTTGATGTTGTTGTTGTGTTATGAGGCTAGAGCCACAGACACTAAAAGATACAAACCTACTCAAGCACTACAGGACTATAAGGAAGTGGGCGTGTAAGGTCAACGGTCTTTCAGACTCTGACCTAGAGCTTTTAATATACCTAGACTGTGAGGGTAGGTTCACCAGGAAGGATTATGAGACAGGAGTGTTTTCATACAGCTGGGACAAGAGGCGTTGGGACAGGCTGCTAAAGAACGGGTGGATTGTTGTTTGGAGAAAAAGAAACCACACCACACAGAAGTACCATGTGTACGAGGTGGCTCTTAGGACTAAGCAATTAATTAATAGAATGTATAAGATAATGCTTGGGCAGGAGGATTTACCTACCAGCACTCACAACAAGATTATGTTGGGTAGGACTTACATGGATAAAGTTTTATCTAAATCAATTATTTCCGTTAATAATGACAAAAACAGGTAATATATATTACAAGAGAACTTAAAGATGGCAAACAATAAGAAATATGTAGGAGATGTGGACTCAGGTTTGGATGTTACAAACATGTACAACACTAATGCATCATTAGACACAAGCACTGGTGACAACACACTTAAAACAAACTACGGCTCATCTGGTATGCAAACGTATCCTATCAGGACACTGCTGCCAAGTCAGGACGAGATAGACATAAGAAAAGGAATAGCAAAGGAGAGGGGCCACACTGCCCAGGTAGCTAGACTGGAGTACCGAGAAAAGAAAATGAAATACAACCAGGAAAAGAGGGCTGGTAAGTTTGAGGGTAGACAAGAAAAGAAGTTAGCCAAACTTAAATCAAGAGAAGCCGCTGGCAAGCTTAGAGGCCCTGGGAAGTCTAGAATGGATAGACTTGAGTCAATGGGTTACGGTTCAGAAGGAAATGGCGCAAACATGATGGGTATAGACAGAGCGTTGAATAGAGCAAAAAGATATAGCTCTGGACCTAAAAAAATGAGGAGGGACTAATGATAACACGAAAAGAAAGAAGAGACGACAGACAAGATAGGAGACAAGGACGAGATAGAAAAGAAGCTGGAAAAGGCCCAAATTTTTCTATAGGTAAGAGTCTAAATAACTTAGCTAATTCCGTGGTTGATACTGCTTCTAATGTTGTTGGTGCTGTTGATAATGCTATTAATCCAACACCAACACCAACAGTAACAACAACAACAACACCACCACCACCAGTAGTTGAAGAGCCATCAGTGGTTGACCCAGTGCAGGATGAGTTGCGTAGGCAGGCCAGAGAGGTTGCTTCTGGTAATGTAAACTCAGCACAGGCTGATTACTTTAGAGAACAAAACGAAGGATTGTTTATGAAGGAGCGTAAAGGAGCAAATCCAAGTCTTTCGTACAATAAGTCTGAAAAAATAACGGGTGTAAACCCAGTGTCTAACAGAGAGGATAAGATGACTAAGTTGTTTGGTGGTCTTTATGGCTCTGACGAGTCAAGGGGTATTTTATAAAAATAAATAAAAAGAAAATGAAGAAAGATTTAGGTATAGGAGCAATATGGAATGGACCATTAGACATGAGTCAGTTTCCAACCAAGAAGGGTGACAGTAATGGCATTGACGGTATTCGTCTCTTAGCTAAAAATCAGCCACCATGCAAGATGGGTCCTATCACGGAAAGAGCTAAAGGTTACTAAGATGAGTTTTTGGAAAATTTTTGAAAACAGAAACAAGTACAACGAAAAAAATATCGTTGGGTTTTTGTCATTTGCAATGATGACATTATTTGCAATTACAGACATTGGAACTGGTCTATGGGGTAAACAGCTGGTTATCAACGACATTATATTTAATTCTTTTGTATACATAACCCTTGGTGCTTTTGGTATTGCAGAGGCAGGTAAGATTTTTGGTAAGAAGGAAGAAAAAGCGGAGTAGTAATGCCTTTAATCAAGTTGATGTATAACGAAATGAAAATCGTGTTGATTAATATAACAACACTCGGAATATCTTTTAGCAGCCTAGAGATGTCTTTAAAGATAATATTACTATCTGTGACCATAGGGTACACATTACATAAATGGCTAACCATTAAGGGTAAAAAATGAAGGTAACTGAACACGTTTCTTACAAGGAAGTAATCAAAAGCAACACAGCTACAAGGAAGGGTATAGAGAACATACCCAGCGGTGAGCAAATGGAAAAAATTAAGCTGCTGTGCGAAAATATATTTGAGCCTCTTAGAGAGCATGTAGGAGGTCCTATAGCTATCAACAGCCTGTTCAGAAGCCCACAACTTAATATAGCTATTGGGGGTGCGGCATCATCACAGCACTGTGCAAATAATGGTGCGGCTATGGATATTGATGATACTTATGGTAATATGTCAAACGCTGACATGTTTGAGTTTATAAAAAATAACCTAGATTTTGACCAACTTATCTGGGAGTTTGGAACAGATGAAAATCCTAACTGGGTACATGTTTCTTACAAGACAAATGGTAACAGAAAACAAATATTAAAATGCAGCAAAGTAAAAGGAAAAACAGTTTATTCTATTTATTCCTAACTGTATTATTATTTAATTCATGCTCTATTGAGCAGAGGATGGAAAATAAGTTTAGGAGGGCTGAACGTAGGATAGAGAAGCTTACGATTAAGTACCCTAGGCTATTAAACCAGGACACACTACATGACACATTCAACATTGTATCGGACAGGATTGAGCATGACACTTCGTTTATTAACATACCTGGAGATACTACATATTTATATAAGGACAAGCTTAGAATTAAGTATGTTAGGGTCGGGGACACGGTATATATACAGGGTGAGTGTAAGAGCGATACAATCATACGCACGGTGGAGATACCGTTTGAAAGGGTAGTTGTAAGGGAGGAAGGAATACTAGACCAAATGAATAGGTACCTAAAGAGGTATCTGTTCTGGATTATACTAATAGCATCACTCGTAGTCTTGGTTAAGATTGGGTGGAAATTTATAAAACCGTTTTAAGATATTTAATTACAAAAAATGAAAGCAAAGAGACAAGCCAAAAAGGCTGAAAGAAAATCAAAGAGAGCTGAAAGAAAGTACGATGAGTCTATGGCTTACAATAAAAACCTAAGCCCAGAGGCTAGGCTACACTACCTAGAAAACGAAAGAGCTGACAAGGATGGTGTTAGTATGTACGGGAAGGGACCAAATATTGACGCTGGAGCTATTATTACTGCTGCTGGAATTGCTCTACCATTTGTAAAACCAACATTGTCTGGTATTGAAAGCTTGGGTGCTGGTAAAAAATTCAGTGAGGGTTTTAAAATGAATAACAAAAAGTCAATCAAAAAAGAGGCTGCTAAATTTGCTAAAACAGATGTTGGTAAGGACTTAAAACAAAAGGGGATGACTGCGTTAGATAAATTAATAAAAGAATCAGGAAAAGCATTAAAAGGAGTAAAAATGACTGGAAAAGAAAAAGGCCCAGATTTATTAGGTATGGGTAAAAAAGAAACAAAAGGTGCTGGCATTGGAGCTGGCCTTGGTATGTTAGCATTAGGACCTTTAGGGGCAATAGCTGGTGGATTAGCTGGTAAAGCTTTTGGCAAAGGAAGAGATAGAAAGGAAGCTGAAGAGGGTGCAGGTGCTAACATGATGGGTAATCCAATCTCTAAACACATGGGTGGTCGAGGAGCTAACATGTACGGAGATGGTGCTGAAATGTTAGGAATGCGAAAGGTTGGAAAGGTTGGAAAAGAAAACCGAAAAGACATGCGTGAGCATAGTGAAAACCTAAAAGATATAGCTATGGCACCTGGTAGGGTTGTCGCAAAAGCAGCTAATTTTATAAGTGGTGATGACCCACAAACTCCTAAAGAAGCTAGACAAGAAAGACGACAAGAAAGACGAAGTAATAGACAAGAAAGAAAATTAGCTAAAGCTGGTGGAGCCAACATGAAAGGCAAGAAGCCTATGATGAAGGGTGAGAACGTAATCGTCAGAGACGCTAAGTCTGGTGGAAAAAAGCAATACAACAAGCGAGGAAAGTAATGGGATTTAAGTTAGATAGGCCACCATACAATCTTGACGGCCCTGCCGTATACCTAAATGACTTTAAGGAAGAATCAGCTGTTCTTGGTAGAACCAATAAGAACGGTACCATACTACTAAACAAAGACCTTGACCCAAAGCATCACGATGCGGTCATCAAACACGAAAAGGTCCACGTTGACCAAATCGAGAGGGGTGACTTAGATTGGGATGGCCCTAACTTTTATTGGAAGGGTGAAAAGTATTCTCGCTCACTAAACATGATGGGTACTGGTAAAGAGCCTTGGGAAAAGGAAGCATATAAAAAAGGTGGGGTACCTTTTGGTAAAATACCCGTTTAATAATTAATAAGAACAAAAAAACTAAAACAAAATGGGACAATTTCTTCAAATCAATGTAGCAGCTGCTGGAACACTAAACAACGGAGCTTTTTTAGTTCAGGTGGACCAAATCGAAAACATTGTACAAAGCGCAGACGTAACAACTGTAATCACATTAATTGATGCGACTACTTTTACATTAACTCACATTGCATCTTATCCAGCAACTACACCAACAGCTAAGAACGCTATTGTTAACGCATTAACGGCTGCTCCTGGTGGAGAGACTGTTGTGTATTCAGGGCCAGCTGTATCGGCTATTGTTATTGCTTAATTATAAATTATTAATATAAATTAAGATGGTAAAATTCATAGAATTAACAATAGGTGCCGCTGGAACACTAAACAACGGGTCATATTTATTACCTGTAAACAAGCTTCAGAGTATTGTGCAAAGCACATCCACATTAACTACCGTAACAAGTGTTGATGGTGCGTATGCAATTACTCACGCAGCTTCTTCTCCAGCAACTGAACCAACAATGAAGGACGCTATTGTGGAGGCTATTGTAGCCACTCCAGGAAGCCCGTTTACTGCTAAGGTTGCTGGTCCAACGATATCTGCGATAGTAGTAACCTAATATAAACTACACATAATACCCCCATAGGTTTTTCTTATGGGGGTATTAACTTAAAATAAATAAAATGGGACAATACGGAAATCAACCAGATTTTGGAACAGAGGCTTTTGTTATAACACCTAGCGATACAATTAATTCAACTACTAATTTAAACAATTGCATTTTGTACGTTGGTGGGACTGGTAGTGTAAAGGTGTTGATGGCTGGTAAGACACAACTTGCTGACGCTATTACTTTTACTAATATTCCAGACGGTACTTTTCTACCAATCGTAGTAGATTATGTACTAGCTACAGACACAACTGCAACTGCCATTATTGGCGTAAAATAATAAACTATGTCGATAGGACTTGGTATAGGTAATTCTATTGGTGGTAAAATAAGTGGATTTGGTGGTGGTGGTGGACCCTTTAACCCAATAGATTTAAATCCTTTAATTTATCTTGATGCGAATGTTGGTGTAACTGAATCAGCAGGTCTTGTATCTGCGTGGGCTGACCAAAGCGGCAACAACAACGATTTCACTCAAGTAACTGGAAGTTTACAACCAGAATACCAAGCAACTGGATTAAATTCATTACCATCAATATACTTTGATGGAACAGAAGAAATGATTAGCGCAACATTATCTTCCGCACTTCAAGAGATGTCATTTTACGCTGTGTTTGTACAAACGTCTGCAAGTGCAATCGGCCCAACTATAATCGGTCAAACGAGTGGTGCGACTAATAAGAGAATATTTACAACTCCACCTGATGCTGATAGCAGGGTGTTTTTGTGGGATGGAGGCACTGGTAGTGTCATAGCATCTTCTGTCGAGTACAATTACTTAACTCCAATAGTGGCTGCTTTCAGAGAAAATACTGACGCAAGTGGTGATGGTAAAATTAATGATGGAGCTTTTTCTATTGGTGAATCAGTAACATCAGCAACAAGTAGCGATTTACCTATTAAACTAGGTAATAGAGGAGCTGGAGCTGCAAGAAGGCTTGTCGGAAAGATAAGTGAGTTAATTATTTATCCAACAGTTCACACAGATTCACAATCCTCACAAGTCATAGATTACTTAATGGCTAAGTGGAATATTATAGCACTAGAAAACGAGGCTATTGCTTATATCGCTGCTGCTGGTATAACAGACCCAACAGAGCAAGCCGCTGTTAATCAGTTAGTACTTGACTTAAAAGGTTCAGGAAGTACTACTAATAATACAGATGTATGGGGTAGTTCATACGCTATTTATCCTTTATCTCCAACCTCACTAGCTGCTGCGGAATACAATCTTAAAGACCCAACTCAAAACATTACTTGGAATAACAGTCCAACACACGCATACACTGGAATAACAGGTAACGGCAGCAATGCCTATGGTCTTACGGGATATAATCCAGTTTCATTAGGATGGGATAAATCAAATGCTGGATTAACATATTCTGGTGAGTTTTCGAATGGTGACTACGCAATGGGTTCTTTACAAAGTCCTAAGTTTTTTGGTATTAGAACCGCTTTAGGTTTTAAATATTCTTATATTGGCTCAAGTGCTACAGGAGCTTTAGCAGCTACCACAGCAAGAAATGTTGCTACGGCTTCAAGAACTTCTACCACATCAAATAAAATGTTTATCAATGGCGTTCAAATCGCTGAAAACATTAATTCTGAACTAAACGATTTACCAAACGTAAATATAATGGTGTTAGCCCTTGCAAACGGTGCTAGTCCATTTTCACCGTTTGCTGGTGAGATAGACTTTGCAGCGTTACATACAGGCTTAACAAATAACCAAGCAAAAGATTTATCAGACGCAATAACAACTTATAACACAGCAGTACGATGACAGCTTTAATAATAACAGACCTTTCTCAATTTCCAATACTAAGTAGCATTGACGATTTCTATTGGAATCCTACTAATAACACCGTTGGCGGTGTGTATTGGCTACAATTAGAAGCTCAAACCGATTTAGACAATGCAGCAATTGCATACACTATTGGAGAGATTGAAATTGTAGAACCAGTAGGTCCAATAATAGAAGATTAAAATGTAGATAATTGAGGGGATTTAAACATATATATAATTAAATTTAATTAAATGAAAATAGAAAAAGAAGAGCTTGACAAGATTGTTGAGCAGCAGGTAGAGTTAAACAACCTACTTAAGAGAATAGGTTTTATAGAGACCGAAAAGGATGGTCTTTTAAAGGCATACATTGAGGTACTAGGTGACTCTAATGCTAGCAAAAAGGAACTTGAGGAAAAGTACGGTGCTATCAATATAGACCTATCAGACGGTTCGTACACTAAGGTTGAAACTGAGTAGTTGTGTCTATTATAAGGAAGATAACCATAGGTAAGGAGTACAAGGACAATGCCATGCACTACGCTGTAGGACAGGAGGTATATGGTGGCCATTGCGTGTCAAACATAGAGGACATCGAAAAGGATAATGTGTACAGGATATACATAACCAAAAACGATGAGATTATGCCCTGGAAGGACTTCAACAAAAACATGGGTATATCTGTGGAGTACGACCTAAAATACTAACGCATGAGGAGTGTGTATGACTTTATTATAAAGCCTGTATCTGGCAGGTACAACAATACCAAAGAGATTGGTGGGGTTAGTTTTGTGACCAACACAAAGATTGAGAGTTACAAGAGCGTTAGTAACGAGGCTGAGGTAATAGCCACACCACTATCCATTGTAACCGACATCAAGGTTGGTGACAGGGTGACGGTCCACCATAATGTGTTTAGGAGGTTTTACGACATAAGGGGTAACGAGAAGAACAGCCGTAGTCATATAAAGGATGACCTGTATGCTTGCTCACCAGAGCAGATATATCTTTACGGGGACAACAAGTCACACCTTGACTACTGCTTTGTACAGCCAGTTGTTAATGACGATGATTGGTCATCTCAGAAGGAGAAGCCACTTACTGGTATACTTAGGTATGGCAACAAGACGCTTGAAGAACACGATGTACACCCAGGAATGGTTGTGGGGTTTACCCCAGAGTCCGAGTTTGAGTTTGTGGTGGACGGTGAACTATTATATTGTATGAAATCTAAAAATATTGCTTTGACCTATGGAGACGAAGGAAGCGAAACTAAGTATAATCCAAGCTGGACGAACAGCGGTTGAGGAGCTAATTAAGGTAGCTAGGGAGCCGATAGTTACTGGTGGTGAGGATGATGTATCAGCGGACAGATTAAAGAACGCTGCGGCCACTAAAAAGCTTGCAATATTTGATGCCTTTGAAATCCTAAATAGGATTAACGAGGAGGAGAATATGCTGAACAACGTAGAAAAGGTTGAGGCACCAAAAAAGGTGTTCTCTGGTTTTGCTGAAAACAGGTCTAAGAAGTAATGTACGAACAGACGCTAGTAAATATAGTTGATGACCACATAAAGCCACACGTTCTGAAGAGGATGAACAAGGGTAAGAAGTGGAAGTATGGTTATAACAAGGACCACGATGTTGTGGTTATAAGTAAGACTGGACAGGTTGGGGATATATACGAAATACAGGGGCTTAAGATAGCCTTACCAACTGAGTCAAATGTGACTAGGTTTAGTGAAAGTAAGTGGGAGTATACACCATACCCGAAGGAGCTGTCTAGGTTTAAGAGTGTTTTTGATTGGAACGAGGCACCAGATGAGTTTAAGAACAAGTGGTTTGACTACATAGACACAGAGTTTACCAGAAGGGAAGAGGGTTTTTGGTTTGTGAACAACAAGAAGCCAATATATATAACTGGCTCTCATTACAACTACCTTCAGTGGTCTAAGATAGATATTGGTAAGCCAGACTTCAGAGAGTCTAACAGATTGTTCTTTATATTTTGGGAGGCTTGTAAGGCTGACCACAGAAGCTACGGGATGTGCTACTTAAAGAATAGACGCTCTGGTTTTTCTTTTATGTCATCAGCAGAAACTGTAAACTTAGCAACACTATCTAGTGACTCAAGGTTTGGTATACTGTCTAAGACAGGACCCGATGCTAAGAAGATGTTCACAGACAAGGTGGTGCCAATATCGGTGAACTACCCGTTCTTCTTCAAACCCATACAGGATGGTATGGACAGACCTAAAACAGAGCTTGCGTATCGTGTGCCAGCATCTAAGTTCACTAGAAAGAAGCTGGACAGTAACAACAAGGTTGAGGAAATCACGGGTCTTGACACTACGATAGACTGGAAGAACACGGGAGACAACTCATACGATGGTGAGAAGCTATCCCTGTTGGTGCATGATGAGAGTGGTAAGTGGGAGAAACCCACAAACATACTAAACAACTGGAGGGTTACTAAGACATGTCTGAGGCTGGGTAGCAGGGTGATTGGGAAGTGCATGATGGGTAGCACATCAAACTCTTTGGACAAGGGTGGTGAAAACTTTAAGAAGCTGTACGAGAACTCTGACGTATCAAAAAGAAATGCCAACGGGCAGACGGCATCTGGTCTTTACGGGTTGTTTATACCGATGGAGTGGAACTACGAGGGATACATAGACGAGTACGGATACCCTGTGTTTGAAACACCAGAAGACAAGGTGCTTGACACGTTTGGTAACCAAATACAAATGGGTGTCATTGACTACTGGCAGAACGAGGTAGAGGGCTTAAAGAACGACCAGGATGGTCTTAATGAATTTTACAGGCAGTTCCCTAGAACAGTGGAGCATGCATTTAGGGATGAGGCTAAGAACTCTTTGTTTAACCTCACCAGAATATACCAGCAGATAGATTATAATCAGGACCTTAGAAACACTAACATACTCAGTAAGGGTAACTTTCAGTGGGAGAATGGTATAAAAGATACAAGGGTAATATTCCTACCTAGTAACAACGGAAGGTTTTTAATTTCATGGGTTCCCCCAATAAATCTGCAAAATAGAGTAATACTAAAGAATGGGGTTAAGTATCCTGGAAACGAGCATGTAGGAGCATTTGGTTGTGACAGTTACGACATATCAGGAACCGTAAGTGGCGTAGGTTCAAATGGTTCTCTACACGGACTGACAAAGTTCTCTATGGAGGAGGCACCAGCAAACCACTTTTTTCTGGAGTATATATCCAGACCACAGACCGCTGAGATATTTTTTGAGGATATATTAATGGCTATTATTTTTTACGGTATGCCAATACTTTGTGAGAATAACAAGCCAAGACTTTTATACCACATTAAGAGAAGGGGTTACAGGGGATACTCTATGAACAGACCAGACAGGGTTTGGAACAACCTTTCACAGACAGAAAAAGAGATAGGTGGTATACCTAACTCAAGTGAAGACATTAAGCAGGCTCATGCAGCCGCAATAGAAACTTACATAGACGAGTGTGTTGGTGTCATAGGCGATGACCAGTACGGGGATATGTATTTCGACAGAACATTAAATGACTGGGCAAGGTTTGATATAAACAACAGAACGAAGTTTGATGCGTCTATTAGTTCAGGACTGGCAGTAATGGCCTGTAACAAAAATAGATACGCACCTATAAACAAAGTGGTTAGAAATAACATCAGCCTTGGCTTTAAAAGATATGACAATACTGGTAGTATTTCTAAAATAATAGATAGATGAATATAAGCACAAATCCAAATAGTTCGTTCCCAAGCCAAGTCGTTAGTGACGAGGAAAAAAAGAGCTTTGAGTATGGCGTTCAAGTAGGAAGAGCTATAGAGGGTGAGTGGTTTCATGGGGGGAGAAGCGGAAACAGGTTTGCCACTAACTGGAACAGATACCACAACCTTAAACTATACGCCAGGGGTGAGCAGCCAATACAGAAGTACAAGGATGAGTTGTCTATAAACGGAGACCTTTCATACCTTAACCTAGACTGGAAGCCAGTGCCAGTGATATCTAAGTTTGTTGACATCGTGGTCAACGGCATGTCTGAAAAGAAGTACAAGATTAATGCATACGCACAAGACCCAGAGTCTATAAAGAAAAGAACAAACTACGCATCTGGTTTATTGAGGGACATTACAGCCAAGGCTGAGATAGAGCAGATAAAACAAACGATGGGTCTTGACCTATACAGCACACCAGACCAGAGTAACCTCCCAGAAACTGAGGAGGAGATATCTATTCATATGCAGCTTAAGTACAAGCCGTCTATAGAGATAGCTGAGGAGGAGGTTATAAACAACACCTTGGACAAGAATAAGTTTGAGTTAATCAGAAGAAGGTTGAACTACGACCTCACAGTTCTTGGTATTGCTGCGGTAAAGACTGATTGGAATAAGGCTGAGGGTGTTGTAATTAATTACTGTGACCCAGCTAAAATGGTTTGGTCATACACGGAAGACCCCAACTTTGAGGACATATACTATGTAGGCGAGGTAAGGTCTATAACAATACCAGAACTTAAGAAGCAGTATCCATTTATTTCTGAGGAGGAGCTAGACAGGATATCTAAGATGGGTAACAGGACTGACTATGTTGTTGGTTGGAACGACTATGACGAGAACACGGTACAGGTTTTGTACTTTGAGTATAAGACATATATGAATCAGGTGTTTAAGTTAAAGCAAACTGGTAATGGTCTTGAAAAGATTATAGAAAAAACAGATTCTTTTAACCCACCAGAATCAGACACATTTAAAAAAGTATCCAGAACTATAGAGGTTTTGTATACTGGGGCTAAGATTCTTGGTTACGACCAGATGATTGATTGGAAACTTTCTGAGAACATGACCCGACCATACGCTGACACTACAAAGGTTCAGATGAACTATTCAATATCATCACCCCGTATGTACAAGGGAAGGATAGAGTCTACGGTTAGTAAGATTACTGGGTTTGCAGATATGATAAACATAACAAACCTAAAGATACAGCAGGTGATATCAAGGCTTGTTCCTGACGGTGTTTATTTGGATATAGATGGGCTTGCGGAGGTTGACTTGGGTAACGGAACAAACTACAGCCCACAGGAGGCGTTGAACATGTACTTCCAAACGGGTAGTATACTTGGTAGGTCTCTGACCCAGGAGGGTGACATGAATAGGGGTAAGGTTCCAATCCAAGAGCTGAGTACGTCTAACGGTCAGGCTAAGATAGGTGCGTTGATAAATACATACCAGTACTACTTACAGATGATTAGAGATGTAACTGGACTCAATGAGGCTAGGGATGGTAGCACACCAATGGAGGACACCCTCGTGGGACTGCAAAAGCTTGCCGCTAATGCATCAAACGTAGCTACACGACACATACTACAGTCAAGCCTGTATTTAGCTGCCAGAACGTGTGAAAACATATCATTAAGAATAGCTGACTCTATTGAGTTTGCGTTGACAAACAACTCACTACAGGAGGCTATAAGTGCATACAATGTGGGTACGCTTCAGGAGATAAGTAAGTTACACCTACATGACTTTGGTATATACCTTGAACTTGAGCCAGAGGATGAGGATAAGGCTCAGTTAGAGCAGAACATACAGATTGCGTTGAAGTCTGGTGGCATAGACATAGAGGATGTTATAGACATCAGAGAGATACAGAACATAAAGCTTGCCAACGAAATACTTAAGCAAAAGAGAAAGAAAAAGGCCGAGGCTGAAAGACAGGCTCAGATGCAAAACATTCAGGCACAGGGACAGGCAAACGCTGAGGCTGCTGAAAAAGCTGCAATGGCTGAGGTGCAGAAACAACAGGCGCTGACGCAAGAAAAGGTTAGTATAGAGCAGGCCAAGTCTCAGTTTGAAATACAAAGACTTAGGGCCGAGGCTGAGATTAAGCGAGAGTTAATGCAGGTTGAGTTTGACTTTAATATGCAGTTGGCACAGGTGAGGGCTAACGCAGAGGGTCAGAAAGAACAGAGTATAGAGGACCGAAAAGACAAGAGAATTAAGATTCAGGGAACTCAGCAGAGTGAACTCATCAACCAAAGAAAAAACAACTTACTACCAACAAACTTTGAGTCCTCTGGAAACGATGTATTGGGTGGTATTGGTTTAGAGCAATTTGAGCCGAAGTGATTTTAAACAATTATATATTATATTATTATGTCAGAAGTAAAAGTAGACTTGTCAAAAGTCAAGCCAAAGAAGGCTAAGGAAACAGTAACTAAGTTAGACCTTTCAAAGAAAAAAGAAGATGCCGTTCAAGAGCCAAGCACAGATGAAGTACCTGTACTCAACCAACCCGAAACTAGCGGAGAAGTGGAGAAAGGAACACCCGAATCAAAACCTGAAGGCACTACCGAAGAAGTCACCAGTTCAGATGATGGGGGTGAGCAAGAAGTAGTAATACAAGAAATTACTGAAGAAGAGGTAAAGCCTGTTGTTGAAGAGACAGAGGATAAGGTTAAGGTAAACCTACCAGAGGGTGTAGATAAGCTGGTAAAGTTTATTGAAGAGACAGGTGGAGACTTGCAGGACTATGTAAGACTAAACGCAGACTACTCTACTGTGGATGATAAGGCTTTATTGAAAGAATACTATAAAAAAACAAAACCACATCTTGACGATGAGGAAATAGATTTTGTAATGGAAGAAAACTTCCTTTACGATGAAGACCTTGATGATGAGCGAGACATCAAGTTAAAAAAACTTGCTCAAAAAGAAGAGGTTTCAAAGGCCCGTTCTTTTCTAGATAATTTGAAGGATGAATATTACGAGGAAATCAAGTCGAGGCCCACGCAATCCAACGAACAAAGAAAGGCAATGGACTTTTTTAATCGCTACAAGGAGGGTGAACAACAAGCTGAGGAGTCTAGAAGTTTATTCAAATCTAAGACTAAGGACTTTTTCCAAAACGACTTCAAAGGTTTTGATTTCAATCTAGGAGAAAAGAAGTTTAGATACGGGGTAAGTAATTCAGACTCAATTGCTGAGACTCAGTCTAACATTAACAATATATTGGGAAAGTTTCTCGATGACAAGGGTAATGTTAAACAATTTGATGAGTATCATAAGGCAATGTACGCAGCCCAAAATGTTGACAAAATTGCCTCACACTTTTACGAGCAGGGTAAAGCTGACGCTATCAAGGATGTTGCTGTTAAGTCTAAAAACATAACAGGTGAAGCACCTAGACAAACGTCAAACGACAGTCTGTTTATAAATGGTTTAAAGGTTAAGGCTGTCAACGGTATTGACTCCTCCAAACTTAAAGTAAATAAAAATAAATTTAAAAATTAATAAATTATGGGACAATTTGCAACTAACGACCCGTTGGGTTCGTTTTCCTTGGTACCTACTCCTTTTAAGAGTGTTACTCAAGGTTCTTATTTAAACTTTGCTGATGGAAGCGGAAACGACTTCGCACAGCAGTATCTACCTGAAATCTATGAAGCTGAAGTAGAGCGTTACGGTAACCGTACAATCTCTGGTTTTCTTCGTATGGTTGGGGCTGAGATGCCAATGACTTCTGACCAAGTTGTTTGGTCTGAGCAAAACCGTCTACACCTTTCTTTCGAGAGTGGTATGGGTGGAGGAGGAGCTACCGTTGCTTCTGCTATTACCATTGCTGCTGGAGGAACTTTAGTTTCTGATGTAGCTGGTGAGGATTCTGGTGGTCTTTCTATTCAGCCTATTATCCGAGCTGGTTCTACTGTAGTTATTTATAACACAGTTAGTTTAGCATCTGTTAAGTGTTTTGTTGACACTGAGCCTGTTGCTGGAGCTGGTAATAACTTTGATTTCAATGCTTATCCATACGATGCAGCTAACTTAAACGCTGTTTCTACTGCTGTTGGACAACCAGGAGCTGGGGGAAGTATTAAAATCTTCATATATGGTTCTGAATTTGCTAAGGGTACTGACTCTATGGCTGGTTCTATCACACCATCTTTTACTCAGTACAACAACAGCCCAGTAATCATCAAGGACCAGTATGAGGTTTCAGGTTCTGACGCTGCACAAATTGGTTGGGTTGAAGTTACTGATGAGGCTGGACTTTCTGGATACCTATGGTACTTGAAGGCTGAAGGTGAAACTCGTCTACGTTTTCAGGATTACTTAGAGATGGTTTCTATAGAGGGTGAACTTGCTGCTGCTGGTTCTGCTGCTATTGGACGTTCTGCTGGTGGAATTACTCCAGGAGCCGCTGCTCCAAACGTAAAGGGTACTGAGGGTTTGTTTGCCGCTATTGAGGCACGAGGAAATGTTTATAACAACTTCTCTGCTGCAACTGGTTTAACTGACTTTGACAAGATTCTTGCCAACCTAGATAAGCAGGGTGCTATTGAAGAAAACATGCTTTTCTTGAATCGTAACACTTCCTTAGATATGGATGACATGCTTGCTGCTCAGAACTCTTACGGTGCTGGTGGTACTTCTTACGGAGTATTTGAAAACAGCTCTGAGATGGCTTTGAACCTTGGATTCTCTGGATTCCGAAGAGGTTCTTATGACTTCTATAAGACCGACTGGAAATATCTTAACGATGCTTCTACTCGTGGTCTTACTGAAGACATCGATGGAGTTTTGATTCCTGCTGGAACAACTACTGTTTACGACCAAATGCTAGGTACTAACATTCGCAGACCATTCTTACATGTACGTTACCGTGCATCTGAGGCTGATGACCGAAGAATGAAGTCTTGGATTACTGGTTCTGTAGGTGGTGCTGCTACTTCAGGAGAGGACGTAATGAAGGTTCATTTCCTTTCTGAGCGTTGCTTAGTAACTCAGGCTGCTAACAACTTCGTGTTGTTCAAGTCTGTCTAATTCTAACTTTATAAACTTGGGGTTGCATTATGTGGCCCCAAGTTTTATTTTTTAACTATTTAATTATATTATATCATGGCGAGACCTAGAAAAATAACAACACCTCAAGTAGAGGAGGTTGTACAAGAAACTGAAACTGTAATTGAAGCTCCAGTAGCTCATGAGCCAGTTGAGGTAAAAAAAGAAACTAAAAAGAAAGACGAGTGGGAGATTAAAGCCCGTCAATATTATTTGGCTGGAAGTAAGTCACCGATAACTTTCACACTAGCAAGTAAGCACACACCAAGGCATCCATTACTTTGGTTTGATGAAAAAACAAATACACAGAGAGAGATACGTTATGCTACAAATCAGAAGAGTTGCTTTGTAGATGAGCAGAACGGTTCTGTCACGCTGGAACATATTGTTTTTAAGGATGGTGTGTTAAATGTGCCTAAAGAAAAGCAGAGTTTGCAAAAACTTTTATCTATTTATCATCCACACAACGGTAGACTTTACAATGAGTTTGACCCAGTACAAGAGGCTGAGTATGGACTAGAGGACTTAGAAATAGAGCTTGACGCTATGACGGCTGCCAGGGAGATAGACATCGACCATGCTGAGGCAATTCTAAGAGCAGAGAGTGGGTCTGGTGTATCAAAGATGACAAGCAAGGAGATACGAAGGGACTTGATGGTAATGGCTAAAACAAATCCAAGGTTATTTATTAGTCTAGCAATGGACGATAATATACAGCTCAGAAACTTTGCAATTAAAGCGGCTGAACAGGGTATCATTAGACTATCTCAAGACCAGCGTACATTTACATGGGCTAGTAACGGTAGAAAGCTAATGACTGTTCCATTTGAGGAGCATCCTTATTCTGCTATGGCTTCATTTTTCAAGACAGACGAGGGTATGGAAATATTTTCATCTATCGAGAAAAAACTAATGTAACAACGTAATATATATTATAGGGTTAGGTCAGAACAAAACTGGCCTAGCCTCTATAATTAATAAAAAATAAATATGGCTATAAATGTTAACGAGGTATATAAGACCGCATTACTGATTCTTAACAAGGAGCAGAGGGGTTATGTTACTCCTAATGAGTTTAATAAAATAGCCACACAGGTTCAGTTGCAGATGTTTGAGAACTATGCAGAGGAACTAAATCAACAGCTTCGTGTCCCACAGGCTGACTCAGATTATTCGGACAGGATAATGAACACCGATGAAAAGCTTTCTATATTCAAGTCTTTCGGTGATGCAACGTACGATAACGCCACAACACCAACCACACCTTATTACACACTACCAACCGACCTATATCGCTTAGGTACAGTGGTTTACACTGGTGTAAATAACAGTGAAGTGGAGCTACAAAGGCTACAGAGAAATGATTTTTATAACATACAGAAGTCGTTACTAACAGCATCGACAAAATACTTTCCGACATACCTTTACGAAAACGAAAGACTTTACGTTAAGCCAAATGGTATAAATTCAGGTGTTTCTGTAAACTACCTAAGAAAACCTAAGGACCCAAGATGGGGGTACAATGTGGGTACATTGGGTCAGTACATATACGACCCTACAGTTTACGGGGAGACACTACTAAACACAGGAACAAATACACTAACAAGTAGCATCACCACTGGTCTTACTGGGGGTGAAATCAATACATACACACCAACATACACTGGCGGCTCAGGTACTGGGCTTGTAATATCTGCAAACGTAACCACACCCACAAACGTAACACTAAGTGTAACCACAGCAGGTACAGGGTATGTAGTTGGGGATGTTATTACAATTGATAATGGTCAACTGACTAATACTGGTGTTGGTAGTACTGGACCTGTAATAACACTTCAGGCATCTGATTTTAATAACGCAAGTACATACGGCTCAACGGATATAGAACTACATGTATCAGAGAGGGTTGACTTTATAATCAAGCTGTTGTTCTACTTCGGTGTAGTGATTAGAGACCCACAAATAATTCAGGTTGCCATGCAAGAAGCAAGGGCTGAGGAGATAAACGAAAAAAGCTAATAGAATATGTCAACACCAAACGGGGGTTTAATTACCGAAACAAATGAAGAATATTACGTTGGTCAAAAGGTTTACACACTTGGTGCTGCGTCAACTCAAAGTGAGTTTGTAACAACATTTGACACCGAGCTTACTGACGGTGTTGTGGGGGAGTATGACAGAAACTACTACCTACAGACAAGTAACGATAACGGGGTAACCTGGGTTACCGTTGCATCGGAGGTTAAAACAAACACAAGCACGACTATAGTAAGTGGTACAAACGCTGTACCAGTAGTTTTAGGTCCAAGCATACTTGTAAGGGTAGCCTTATTCGTGACCGCATTAGAGTCGAATTACGGGGGTTACTCGTACATCAAGCTTGGCGATATCATAAACAACTTCTTAATCGCTTACGTTGGGGCTGGTAAGCTTATACCAAGCGTCAAGAGGACCGATGTTATCTTTCACGCAAAGAGAGGTTTACAGGAGTTTAGCTACGACACACTAAAGAGTGTAAGTTCAATAGAACTAACTGTGCCAGCAAGCCTTAGTATACCACTACCACAGGACTACGTCAACTACGTCAGACTCTCTTGGATAGACTCTATAGGTGTAAAGCACATTATATATCCAGCTAACAATCTAACAATCAACCCAGTACAAAGCCCAGAGCAGGACTCTACGGGTGGGATTGTGCAGGATGGTTTTGGTACCAATATACAGCTTGAGGCTCAGACGGATGAAAGGTGGAATACAAACAACCCAAACCAAATAACAGGTATATTTAACCAAGACCAAGTGAACCAAGGATACGATTGGTGGGGATACGGTCAGGGTTACGCTTGGGGATACGGTGGCTACTTTGGGCAGAGATACGGATTAGACCCAGCATTGACACAGAACAACGGGTGGTTTACTGTAAACGAAAGAACTGGCTCGTTTAGCTTTTCAAGTGACCTAGCTAATAAATTGGTTGTTGTGGAGTATGTGTCTGACGGATTGGCTTACCATGAAGACTCTAGGGTTCCTAAGATGGCAGAGGACGCAATGTACTCACACCTTGTTTATAGTATACTATCGACACGGATAAACCAGCCAGAATACGTTGTAAGACGCTGGAAACAAGATAGATACGCCAAATTAAGAAATGCTAAGATTAGACTTTCTAACCTCAAGATAGAGGAACTTACCCAAGTAATGAGGGGTAAATCCAAGATGATTAAAAACTAGAATTAAATGGCAGAAACTAAAAATGTTTTTCTTGGGGCTAAGATGAACAAAGACCTTGACCCAAGGCTTGTCTCAAATAGAGAATACATAGAGGCTAGAAACGCTTCGGTTACAGACTCTGCTGGTGGTGACTCAGGGGTGTTGGAGAATGTTCTTGGTAACATAGAGCTGACAAATTTTGGTTTATCAGACACCAATCTAAAGATTATAGGTTTCTATGTGGACACTACTAACGACAGGTTGTTTGCGTTTCTAACTAACTACACGGACTCATCTGCCACGAGTCTAACAAACCCTGCACCAGCTGCATCGGGTCACTACATAGCTGTATATAACACAATATCAAACGATTACACAGTCTTGGTGGGTGGCAGCTTCCTAAACTTTTCAGACACGCACGAAGTTCTAGGTATCGACCTTATAGAGAACCTGCTGTTCTTTACTGACAACAGAAACCAGCCAAGAAAGATTAACGTAAACCTAGCGTTAGCAAACCCATACGGCTCCGCAAACCCATACTACACATCTGAGGACCATATATCTGTGGCTAAGTACTACCCTTGTTTGTCCCCAGACATAACCACACTAAATGGTGACGGTACTTTGTTTGATGGTTCTGTATTACAGATTCAAACAAATGTAACAATTTCAACAGCAACTCCCACCTCACCATTTTTTACAGTTGGAACTGCTGGTGTAACTACAAGTGGAAGCGGATTAAATGGGCTTGAATTTAATTTATCAATGCTTTCTACTGGAGCAGTTAATCGATATACGTTGTCATCTGCAACAATATCTTCTGCCTCAACTTTTACTGGATACTCACCAGGCGATACAATAACAGTACCCGAAGCCTCACTACCAGCAACTGCCTCTGGAGACCTTGTACTTTTAGTAAGCAGGGCAAACATGGCTAGGACACCCTCTATGTGGGATGTTACAAGCCCATTACTACCCGATGGGACTACATCAAACCCATACTACGATGCTACGTTTACTGGTGACAAGCAGTTCCTGTCAGACAAGTTTGTAAGGTTTAGCTACAGGTTTAAGTTTGAGGACAACGAATACTCCTTAATAGCACCATTCTCTCAGGCTGCATTTATACCAAAGCAGGACGGATATTTTTTAGAGGACTCAATACCTACAAGTGTGTTGGACAATGACGCTAACAGCGATGAGTTAAATACCCTCAAAAGCACTGTGGTTGATTTCTTTGAGAACAAGGTAAACAAGGTTGATATAAGCATACCAATGCCTGATGGTGTGACTCTGGGTAACGCCACAACCAACCTTTATGACAAGTACAAGGTGACAGAGATTGATGTATTGTTTAAGGAGTCTGACGGAACAACTATAAGGGTAATAGACACAATAACATTTGATGAGTTAGAGACAGCCACTGGCATCGACTATGTATACTCATACGACTCTTCAAAACCAATAAAGGCTTTACCATCAAAGGAGACAATAAGGGTCAGTGACAGGGTACCATTAAGGGCTAAGGCTCAGGCAGTTGCAGGAAACAGGGTTATGTATGGTAACCTAACACTAAGGAGCGCATCACTAGATTCCTTAAACTACACTGTGACAGCAGCTGGTAAGGTTTCATACGGAACAGACAGCTCTACATCACAAAGGGAGTACCCAAACCATACACTAAAGCAGAACAGAACATACCAGGTGGGGGTTGTTTTATCTGACAAGTATGGAAGACAATCAGATGTTATACTATCCCCTAACTCAACAGTGTTTCACCCCTACAAGAGTTCGGTAATGGACTTAGACTACCTTGGTGACTCACTACAGGTTCAGTTCAACGCACCAATACCAAATAACTCTTCAAACTTAGGGTATGTGGGGTTGTATGACGAAACAACAAATCCCTTGGGTTGGTATAGCTACAAGTTTGTGGTTAAGCAGCAGGAGCAGAGTTATTATAACGTATACCTACCAACCATACTAAATGGATATCCACAAGATGTTGATACTGGAACAGAACTTTCCGAAGGACCAGGCGCACTAACCGACAGTATAACCACTAATCAAACAGATTTTAATGCAGGAACCTATACAGGAACAGTCGGGGTAACGTCTGGTTATTCTACTAGCGGCAGTGGCACAGGGCTTATAATAAAGGTAATAGTTTCTGCTACCTCTGGTTCTGCACAAACCGTAACGGTGGTAAATGGTGGTACTGGGTTTGCTGATGGTGATACAATAACGGTTACTGGGGCTGGTGGTGTTTTGGGTGGTACTACGGGTAATTTAATTATAACCCTTCAGGCATCTGATTTAAACACATACAAAACATCCACAGACCAGGCACATATAACTCTCTTCTCTGACAACATAAATAAGGTTCCTAGAGACCTGCAAGAGGTAGGTCCTCAAGACGTTCAGTTTTCCAGCTCTGTTAGATTATTCGGAAGGGTTTGGAATCAAAGTTTTTTAACCCCCTCAGGAAGAACTAACCTTCAATACTTTCCTAGTAATATCGGTGACGAGGTGATACTTATAGGTGACAGGGATGAGATAGGTTTAAATAAAACCGAAAGAGGTGACGAGTACTATAGCTCACCGTTCTATAGTATACCAACCGAAGGAATTGGGGATATTGCGGGTGATGGTGCAGACCTAAAGGGAGCAAACCCATATATAGGAAGGGTTTCAACGATGTCTACGATAGGTACTTTTGGTGGTGGTGATTTAACTACAGACCCACCATACGAAAGAGTTACAAACTTAATGGTAAGGCTTAATGTATACGAAACAGCCCCAACCGTGTCTAACCTAGATATATTTTGGGAGTCTAGCACATCAGGTCTTATATCTGACCTAAACACAAGCGTGGAACAAAACTTCTCTGTATTACCAGTTAAGCTAACTAACTTTGTATGGAGTTTATCAGAGGATGATGCGCCATTAACGGAAATTGCTAGGTTTGACTTAGCATCGGCTGGTGGTTCTTTAATAAATAACTCAAGCACTACAGCTGAACTTATAGAGGTCAGGGACGGAAACGGTGGCATAGTCACAAACAAGTTTACACTAAACAAGGATGGTGGAACTGACGAGTTTTATATCACCACATCTACTGGAACGTACTTTACATACACACAGTTTAGCCCAATAAAGGACAACTACACCTTTACTATTAAGGCTGATAATCCATTTTCTGGGGGAGGAGCTTCTTTAATATCAACGGGGTACGGAAACTATCTTGCAAACGTAGTGCCTGGCACAGGAACTGTAACTGGCTCTAACCCACTACCAGAGATAAGACCCCCATCAACGTGGTCTACCTTTGCAGTATTAGATGGTGATAATGGTTCGGCAGACACATCTAATGAAAAAACTGGACTGGTATGGGAGGTAACAAAGGTTGAGTTTCAGTGGACTGGTAATGGTGGTACTTGGACACAATACAATACACCAGTATCAGACATGTTCAGAGTAGTTAAGGGTAGTGGTTCGACTCAGTCCATTCCAGAAACACTACAGTACAACAACCAGCTTATATGTCTGGATGTGAACGCTACAAACACTACAGCTCTTTACACATACCAAAACAGGACATCGACATCTGTGAGGGTTACACTAAAATTAACGGATGCAAGCGGAACAGGATTAAGTGACACAATAACTTACGATATGCCACCTATCGTGATAAATAGAACAGACTAATATGAGTGCATTAATAGAGGTAAAGTATTTTAATTCGTTTATTCTAAAGAAGGTTCTTGATGACGTAGACTTTATTGCTATGTGGCCTGGACTTCCTTGGAGTCCTTATAGTGCGGTTTTTTCTCCACCTATTACACCAGCCACAATAACATGGCCTGCAAATAATAAAGCAACCTCAACAGCATCGCTTCAAACAGCATCAACAGGTACAGGTTACATGTGGTATTTAGAGGAGTCTAGGATTAGGGGTGGATACAACAACACAGAGGCTGGGTACGGTGTAAGAGCTTACATAACAGAAGAAAATGACGATGAGATAGTGTCATCAAACTCTCTGACATACTCTGGTATATACAACGCACTTACAGACTTCAACGAGACAAACGTATTCTCAATTGGTGAGAACATTACAAAGAGTGTGGACCCAACATATGGAAGTATACAGAGGATATACACCAACGATGGTAACCTGATGGTGTTCCAAGAGGACAAGGTAAGTAGGGCATTGATAGACAAGTCTGCAATATACTCAGCGCAGGGTGATGCAACTGTAACCTCTAGCGACCTGGTTATAGGTCAGGTGACACCGTATGCTGGTGAGTACGGTATAAGTAAGAACCCAGAGTCATTCGCAAAGAAGGGTTACAGAATATACTTCACTGACCAGTCAAGGGGTGCTGTAATGAGGTTATCTAGGGATGGAATCACTGAAATTAGTGAATATGGAATGAGGGACCACTTTAGGGACACATTTTCACCAATAACGAGTAATTATAAGTTAAGTGACCTACTTAGTTTTTCGGTATCTAATCCTACAGGAACAGTACAGTTAACTGGTGATGTAAGCCTTATAGAGCTTGGTATGAGTATATACGGAAACTATAATGGTGTCACTGGTGCTTATGTTACAGACATATCCTTAACTGGAGCAACTACAGCAAACATAACCTTCAGTCAGTCTATACCTATTGGAACTGGTACACTAAACCTGTACAAGCTACTTAAGGACAAGGTTGTGGGTGGGTTTAATAACTACGCAGATGCGTATGTTGTATCCATACAGCCCTCTGTAAACGACTTATCCGCTGGTGACGGAACATACGACACGGTATCATTTAACGATGCCAACAACGGATGGACTAGCTTCTGGGACTACAAACCCAACCTAGCTGACACGCTAAACGCAAACTACTACACATGCAAGGGTGGTAGTATATGGAGACACTACGATGCTAGTATGGCCAAGAACAGGGGTCAGTTCTACGGGGTACAGGCAGACACCAGCGTAACCTTTGTGTTTAACCCTCAGGTGAGTGTATCCAAGAACTTTAACACCGTATCATACGAGGGTACAAACGGTTGGGAGGTTGAAAGCTTTAAGTCAGACACTCAGGGCATTGACCTTAATAATTATTCTGGTCCACCTAGTTTAAATGACTACCAAGACATAACTACAAACGTCTATAGCTATGATGAGGGTTCATACACAGACGGTGGGGTTACATACCGAGCAGGGTTTGACAGGAAGGAAGGAAAGTATGTTTCCAACCTTGTTAACAATAGTACCGCAAGAATTGACGAGGTTATATTCGGGGTTGACATGTCAGGAATAAAGGGGTACTACGCAACAGTAAAAGTAAAGACAGACGCAACAACAGACGTTGGTGGTTTAAAACAAATATTTGCGGTGTCCACTAACAATGTTTTTTCATCACAATAAAATAAGAAGTAATGCCTATAAATCAATTTTCAAGTAGTATTTTTCCAGTTATCGGTGACGCACTAAATATTGGAATGTCTTTGTACAGAACAAAGAAAACTCAAGATAAATATGTTCAAGAGGAGCAAGAGGCTGCTAACGAGGTAAAGGCGTTAAAGGAAAACAGACAGGCAATCATTGACCCGTCCACAGCCCTTGAGGACCTGAGTGGCACATTCTCTAACCCATACGCAAACTTAGGTGTTGCAACAAAGGCGGCTGAGATGCAGATGGAGCAGACGGACGCTGCACTGGCAAACACACTAGACACACTAAGGGCCACAGGCTCAGGTGCTGGTGGTGCTACCGCACTTGCACAGGCCGCACTACAGAGTAAGAAGGGTGTTACCGCTAGTATAGAACAACAAGAGGCAACAAATCAACAGCTGAGGGCGCAGGGGCAGGCACAACTACAGACACAAATAGCGGCAGAAAAGACAAGGATACAGCAGGGTAAAGTGGCTGGTATTGAGTATGTTTACAACGCTGAGGAGGAGAGAAGAAACGCAGACCTAGACTACGAGGCAAACAAGGAGGCAAGAGCAGACCAAAAAGAGTTTGGTATGGAGCAACAGCTTTTAGATATGAAAAACAACGCTGGTCTTATAGGTAACCTTACTGCGTTTGGTTTAGATAAGACAGGAATAGGTAATATGTTTGGGGGTTAATTAAAAAAATATAAAGATGGGTTATAGGAGTCAACCAACATCGGTTTCAGGTTTTAGAGATATTTCAGTGAAGGGTCCTTCATTGCAGGACAAAGCTGCGCTTGAATCTGTAAAGCGTGAAGCTGAACGAAAGAGATTAGCGGACATAAACAAGAAGCGTGAGGAAGCTAATTGGAGAATCGAGCAGGAGGAGTCATTGTATTCCGCTGATTTACAGGCTGGTATAAGAACTGCTGCCAACAAAACTAATGTTGACTACACATCACTCAATGACTCTATGAGTAACATGGTCAGTCAGTTATCTGCCGCAAGGATTAGGTTGAAGCAGTCTAGTGGACCATACGAGGAGATGGACCCAGAGGGTAATGTTGTGTTCAACACACAAACAGATAAGGCTTATATAAAGAGTGCCACAGACTTTATAAAGAACTCTGAGGCTAACTTTGGTTCTGTTGCATTCATACAGGAGGAGTTTAAGAAAATGCCTAGTGGTAACGGAGAGGGTGAGACAAGTAGAAAGTTTACCAGCCCATACCTAGGTTTATTAAACGCTGCGTCCAACCCAGCATCTGGTCAGGATGTTTCGGTGTCTTACGACATGGAGTACGACAACAAGTCTGGACACAGGATGGGTATCGTAATGAAGGGTGAGGCTGTAAGAAGGCTGAATGCAGAGATGGGTAACGAGGGTGATACATACACCATAAAGCCAGAGGAGGTCACAAACCTTATGATGGGTAACAACGACCCAGAGAACTTTGGATTGTTTTATCAGAACCCAAGCACGGTGTCGGAGCTTGAGAAGAAAGCACTTGCCAGTGGTGTAATAGGTAAAGATGGAGCTATTAACCCTGATTACATGATAAAGGTAAACGATGCAAAAAAAATAGTAAATGAGTTGACTGGCACGGAGCAAATGGCAACCGTGAGTCAGGTAAACTATCCCGTAATAAAACAAAACATGGCAGGGGCTATCAAGTCTAAGCTTATGACCACCCTGGATAAGGGAATGGTGTCAACAAGTGTACTTATAAACACATACGCAAAGCAAGACGAGGACGGTAACTACTACTACGATACACCGAGAAAAGATGGAAATGGGAACATTATATACAAGGCAAACGGTAAGGTAGACTTTGGTAGCGTCAATGAGGATGGTGACACAAGAAATAGAGTATACCTTGGGGATGGTGAGATGGAGTTTGATATGAGTAGTGATAATGAATCTTTTGGTGGTCTTTCAGAGGATGACTATGAAGCTGTCTATGGTCTTATAGAGAATGAGTTTATGAAGAGGTCTGGTGTTTATGACCCACAGGTGGTCAAGCCTTATGGTGATAAGATGACGGTGGAGAGAAAAACCGCAAGAAATAAAAAACCTAGCACAGGGAAGCAAACCGAAGGTTCTTTAAAAAGGGGACGAATTACAGGAACAATAAATGACTTTATAAGAAATGTTGAACTAGCCAAAAAAGAGAATGCGTTTAATCCAGAAACTCTTGATAAAACAAGGCTTGATAATGTTGCTGAATTAATTTCAGGTGTGTATGGTGGTGGTGAAGCTTCGTATGACGCAGAAAATAAACTGTTTATTGTAAAAAAGCCTGCTGTGTATGACGAGGACGGGATAGTGATTACAAAAGGAGAGACAATATCTCTTGAATACGACCCATCAGCCCCTAACGCTTCGAATAGGTTAAGACAAAAACTTGAGTCAAGTTTAGGTACCACATCTAGGGGAGATGAAGAAAGAGTTACCATAGGAAAATCTTCACCTCAAGAGGTTAAGACAGAGAGAGAGAAAGAAGAAAGGAACAAAAGAAATAGATTTAAAAGTGCTTTTCCTAATTTAAGGGTTGGTGATGAGCCAGACGATGATATGGAGGACGAAGGAGAATTGGCTTCTATATTAGAAAAGAAATATCCTACTCTAGAAATAGAAGAACCTTGGGACACCTCTGCTGAATCAATTAAAATAGGTGATGTATTAGTGTCAGATGCTTTGGGTAACTACAATCCAGAAGCTATTATGGACATTGTTTATGAACAGCTAAATAAGACTGAAACTAAGGATACTGAAGAAACAGTTGAGGCAACAGGAGCAATGGAGCAATTTAACCCACCACCACCTAAAAAAAAAGTAGAAACGGGAAATAATCAAACTGTTGTTCAAGAACCTGCTATTCAAGAACCTGTTGTTCAAGAACCTGTTGTTCAAGAAAAAGAACCTATTGCTCAAGTTGTTAAAAACACTACAACAAATCCACCTAATACAAAATCAAATAAGGGGGAAGAAGAGCAGGAGTCTTTTCTTTTAAATGAGGAGGTAACAGGTGGTGGTAGAAAAGGTAATGAGGTTGTACCTCTACCGCAATATGAAAACTCCAAAGCAGCTTATAATTATTTAAACAGTAAGACACAAGTAAAAATGGGTTCAGGTGGCGATGGAAGAGCAGCTGAATATGGAGACAGGAATAAAAAAATGGGTTTAAAAGTAGACATTGGTAATGATGTTTGGAGTGGATTATCTGATGCTCAACAACTTATGATTAGGGAGCAGCACTTTAATCTACCCTGGAATCCAAAAGTAGTAATGTTGATGACCGCTGGGTATATAGATAAAGCTGATAGAGGAGCCTATCATACAGGTAGAAACGGTAAAGATATAAATAAGGTCTGGGATAATGTTGATAAACAAGAACTGATTGGCAAATTAAAAGGTAAGGACCAAGAGCTGTTTAACGAATGGAGTGAGATTTATTCAAACTCAGAACCAAATGAAATAGGTTTTCAAAAACAATATAAAAGAAGGGTTGAAAATATAGCTAAAAGGTATAATTTAGATTTATCTCAAGATATGCTAGACACTTTTAAAACAAAATAAGAATAATCATATGAACGAAGAAGCATTTAATACCATGTATGATTTAGCCAAGAGAGAGGGCTACAATGGACTTATTGAGGATTTTAAATTCCTTTTAGATACGAACGATAATGCTTTAAATACTATGTTCGAGCTGTCTAAAAAAGAGGGTTACAATGGACTTATTGAGGATTTTAAATTCCTTATGGGGACTCAAGGCAGTGGAGGTGCTTCTGAGGGTTTTACCGAAGGTTCTGTAGAGCAACAAGAGCAGCCTACAGAGCCTTTAGAGAAGCCTATGCGTCTTCAGTATGAAGCTAATAACCCAGAATTACTTGATATTGCTACATCCTCTTACGATGTAGATGTAAACGAAAATAATAAGGAAGCTGCCAGTAAGTTTTCTTGGGATGACGGAACTCCTAAACCAACAGAAGTTACAACAGCTCAACAAGAACAAGATATTTCACCTCGTTACACGCCCCGTTTACCTGAATTTGTTATTGATTATTCATCTTACAATGTAGAGCAACTAGATAGTGCTTTAACTGATATTGGAAAAAGAGAAGAATACACAAACTTTATTCTTTCCACTCATGGGTTAACTCAACCACAAAGAACCGAAGCTAAAAAACAAAAGGAGGAACTTAAAAACGAACTAGCTGTAGCCAAAGCATACAAAGCCACGAAGTCGAGTGATTTTTCTATGGTAGATGAATTTATAGAAGCTATTGGTTATGTTGGGCCTAACACAGCAACGGGGAAAGAACTTACGTCAGAATGGGATAAATACTCAAAAAGTTTAAACGAAGCAATTGACCCTTTAATTAACGAACTTGATATTGATAATCTAACTGAGATAGATTACAATGGAACAGAAAGAGCTGATGTAGAAAAAGTGAGTCAAAAAGCTAAGGAAATATCTGAAAAGATAGCTCCTGGAGAAGAAAAAGTTTTTGATTTAGTTTATGCTAAACTTTTAAATTCTGGCGAGACAAACTTTCAAAAAAAACAAATAAATAAAAAAGCTGAGGACAGCGAAGTTATTAATAAGTTTCAGGAAGAACAATATAAAAACTTTGTAGCTACAAACGAAACGGCTCAAGATTATAAGTCTAAAGCAGAAGCCTCTTTTGCAAAGATAAATAACATACGTCAAGAAAAATTAAACACATCGGTATTACAATACAACCAAGATGTAAATTCTTTTAAAGCAAATCTTCAATCTCAAATTAATCAAGGTACCTTAACAGCTGAGAAGGCTAATTCTCTTCTTGACGAATACAACGAAGAAAGGTTCAACGAACTTACAATGTATGAGGATGAGTTGATAGCTGATGACCAATCTACTGTGGATGGAATTAATGATTTTTTTGGTGAAAAAATAGCTAAAATTTATAAGGAATTTTTGAGTACAAGTGACCTGTCTGATGAGGAAAGGGCAATGTTAGAAGAAGAGTATAATAGAATTTATGAAGAGGTAGAAAAAGAAGAGTATGATAGACTTAAAAATCAAGAACAGTTAGATTTTTTTAATTATGGTCCATTTGTCGGTGGTGCTTCACTTTTTGGAAAAGAATGGCTCCCTGGTGTAGCTAGATTTGTTTCATCAAGCGGTACTTTCTTTGGTTCTCAAGATTTAGTTGAGATTGGGGATGAAATGATGACATCATTTAGCGTAGCTAGGGAGCCAATGGAGAATTTTAGTGACTTAGCTGATGTGCCAAAAGTTATTAAAAGTGTTGGTAGGTTAGCTGGTTCTGCCACCAGTTCTATATTAGTTGGTACTGGTGTTGGTATTTCGATGGCTGCTACTGGGGGAGTTGGAACTTTAACTGGTTTAGGACTAATTGCTACTGCTGGATTTTTTACTGAGAGTTTAGACATGTCTCAAACAATGAAGCGAGATGTACTAAAACAAACTGGTGATTTATTTAAGTCAGAACAAGCAGCAGGTGCTGTATTTCAGGCTCAATTAGGTAACTGGTGGACATACTTAGGTGATGGTCTACCTTTCGTTGGCAAAGCGTTGAGATTCATACCGTCATCAATTGCTCGTGTTTCATTAATTGGTGCTGAAGGTGTTGCAACCGAACAAGTGCAAGAAACATTTCAAACAGCACAAGAGCAGAAAATAATGGAAACTGTTATGTCTGATGAAAAAATATCAGCTGAAGGTTATAGCGAATTAATAACTCCAGAGTTAATGAAATCTACTTTTTTAGAAGTAGGGCCAGGTTCATTACTTCTTAGTGGTGGGGGTAGGACTATTACTGAGCTTAGAATGAATGGTCAAGCGAATCAAATAGTAAGGGAATTAATAGACAACGCAGCGTTAAACGGAGTAGATGAAAACAAATCTTTCATCAAGCAGAAGATATTTAGTTCCATGAATAGACATGGAAAGCATTTTACTAATTCTTGGTTAGCAACCCTGCAAAAAGGTGGTGCTATGACAAAGGAAGAGCTGGCTGAGTTATATACATACTCAAAAACAGCTGAGGGGTTTGTTAGAAACATTAAGAACACTAAGTTAACTAAAGACCAGGCTAATACATACTTTGGACTATCTCATAGGGCTAACGAATTATTTGACCAAGCTGAAGCCATAACTGACGACAAAGTACTAAAGTCTTCACTTAATGAAGAGGCTAATAAACTAAAAAAGAATGCTCAAGAATTTTTATCAGACCCAGAAACAGGTGGTTCATTTGTAACTGTAAAAATTGGTTCGAACCCAGCTGTAGTTTTAACAGAATCGGAGGCTATTGAGTTGGTTGAGAAAAACCCATACATGGCATCAAAAGATGTTGACATAACAATAAATGCTAGAAATGCTGAAGAGTTTACCGCTGTATTTAATGGCTTGTTAGCTAACGCAGGAAAAACTCCTGAACAGGTTACTAGAGAGTCTAAAACAAATGAAGTATTTGATAAAAGAATAGAAAAATTAACCGAATCCTTTGATAAAGCTATTGCTGTTGCAGAAAAAAAATACACAACAACCAAAAGAGCTGATGAGTTAAGAATAGAGAAAGAAAAAGCTATTCAAGATTTAGAAGAGAAGAGAAATAAAAGTTTAGAAAAAATAAAAACTTCTGTTGACAAACAATCAAGTGTTAAAGCAGAAGAAACTACAACAGAAGAAAATGCTGAAGAAGACATTTTTGATGATGAAATTCTTGATGATGAAATATCATCTCTTGAAGATGACATAAAAGTAGAAGAAGTCTCACAAGAGGGTCCACAAGTAGAGGGTAAAGGGATAATATCCGACAAGGGTAAAAAATATGAAGTTCAATCTATAGACACCAAAAAGGACGGTAGTAAGGTAGTTAAGGCTAAAGAGGTAATAGAAGTTACCGAGGATAATATTAAGGATTTACAAAGCAAAAGAAAAGCCCCACTTAAAGTAGGAGATAAAGTATACGGTACTATAAAGAGGTATGTAGGACAAGAGGCAGAAGTAATTGCAAAAGACAATGAATTAAGTAAAGGCGAAATAAAAGAACCTACACCTAAACCTGCGAAAAGAAAGTTTAAAGGTAGAGCCACCCCCCCAACACCTAAAGTTGAGCCAACCACTACATCTTCTAAAGTAAGGTTTGATGTCAAAGAACGAACAGAAGAAGACATTGAATCAGAGCTTAATGAGGAGATTGCAAAGATTGAAGCAGAGGCTATAGAATTTGAACAGATGGTTGTAGATGAACTATCTAAGTCATCACCTAATAGAGACATGGTCCAGGTTGGTGAAAATCTGTATCAAGTTACTAAAAAACCTGATGGGACTTACACTGTATCTAAAATGAGGACTGGGCCTGAAGGTAGGCTTGTGGGATTACGTCAAGATTCTAAAGAAAAATCTGATGCAATTGCTGAGTTTGAAAGAGTAAAGAGAAGTGTTGAAGAAAAAGCATTGTCAGAAGCTGAAAAATTAGTTGAAAAAAACAAAAAAGAATCAGAGGATAAGATTTTAAAGTTTCTAAATCAAGCTATTGAGGACACTTCTTCTGGTAAGTTAAGAGGACAACTCAATGATGTAACAATAGTATTAGGCACTACAGCAGCAAATGCAGCATTGAGAGGTGTTAGAGCAGCGTATAAAGCTGGGTTGTCATTATCTAACGCAATTAAATTGCAGTACGAGAAACTTCAAAACACAGGTGTTACTGAATTACAGTTTAAAAAGTTTGTACTAGATTCAATAAAGGAAAGCAAGGGTAAGATAAATAGTAACATAAAAGAAAAACCTTCACCGAAACCTACCCCAAAAGTTACTCCGAAAGCTACTCCAGAGATTAGCCAAGAGTCTTCACTTGTCAGACCAACAAGCGGAGATATACAAAGATTAAAAGATACCATATCTAAACTTACTGATGACAATAAGGCTAGAGAGATAGTCGCTAAAGGACTAAGGGAATTGTTGAAAAACTCTAAGCTAAATAAATTCTCAAAAAGAACTATAAACAAAACTATTACAAGTTTAAAGAACGCTAAAGTCAGTAACATGCAGGCAATGTTAGACAAGGTGGACAACGCTATAGCTGAGGACGAAAAAAGGGTTGAAAGAGAAAAGTCTTTAAAGAATAGAGCTAAAGCAATAAAAAATATATCCAATATAGGTTCTCTAAAAGAGTTACAAGGTTCTTTTACTCAAATGATAAGGATAGACCCAACAGAGTTATCTAAAAAATCATCGGAGCTTTACGATAGTGTTATTAATGATATAATAAACATAAACAAAAAGAATGTAGATAAAACATCTAGAGCTAATTTTAAGGCAAAAATAGATAAGGTTTTGGAATTATATGCTCAAGAACAAAAAATAGCAGAAGATGTAAAAGAGCGTATAGAAAACAAGATAAACCCTAAGAAAACTATAAGTGCAAACTTAAAGAAGTTCCTGAAAGATGGTTTGATATCAAAGAAAGAGTATGAAATCATAAGTATACATAGAAACATACTAGAGGAAACGACAGTAGTAGAAACTCTTGAAAATGAAACGGAAGAAGATTTAAAGAAGCGAGCAGAAGAAGCTCTTGCTGAAAAACGCGAAGCCATAGAACTTAGGTTTCTTGAGCTGTCTGCCTTACCACAATTCTCATTCGGTAGTGATGGGTCTGTAGCTAGGTTTAACTTAACACCAGATGAGAGGAAATATGTAAAGGAGGCAGGTAATTTAACATTAAGAGATATCGAACAATTAAATCTTAGGGATGCTGCGTCTATTCTTTTAGGGATAGAGGCTATGAAGTTTGGGTTTGTAACTCCTAAGTTGGTTAGTGGAATAATAAAAGTTCGTGGAAACAAACAGCAAATGTCTGTGCCTATAAACGAGATAAAGTCATCTGGATTTATAGATAAAATAACTAGCAGGATTTCTGCGGCTTTTAAAAATTTATTTATTAAAAGTAAGGCAGATAAAAAAACAGCTATAGGTAGAAGACTTCGTAGGGTTCCAATGAAAAACATAAATCAGGTACTTAAGGTTGTTGAAGAAAAAGAAAATAAAGGAGCGAATGATTTTAAATCAACTAATGTTTACACTTCTTTATTTAAGCCTAGCTCTAATAAAATATCAGAATTAGATAATCATTTACAAAGGGATAAAGTGAAATTTCAGACAGCTTTATCACTGTTATCTAGAAATCAAAACGAAAGATTTAGACAGAGTGCTTTAATACAACTGTATATGACGCAAAGGGAGTATGACAGTAACGATGGTAATGTTGAGGTTAATCAAGCAATGGCTTGGGCTAAAGAAACAATTAAGAATCTACCTGAAATATACGGTGAGACAGAACAATCGGTGTTAGAAAGTTTAATAAACAATAAAAAGTACACAACTAAAGGAAAGGATGGAGTGCAAATTGACGCTGCAAAAATTTTTGAAAGTCTTACTAATAAAGAGAAAAAATATATATCAATATTAGATGAAGTATATGATAAATTAGGCCCTATGGCTGAGGCTGACGCAATGGTTCAAGGAATGACATATATAAACCGAGAAAACTATGTTCACCTGCCAAAGATAAAGGTAAGGGATTCAAAAACTGGTTTTGAAGAAGACCTTGATAGTCTTTACAACAGATTTACAAATCCATCTGTAAAAAATAAAGCGGCATCACCTCGTACTGGAAAGGTTCATTCTATTTCCTTTGACCCGATAGCAAATGCAGCAGCTGCGTCTAGAAAAATTGGTACTGGATATTACATGTATCCAGCTGTGAAGTCTACTAGAGTTGCATTTTCTGGATTAAAGAATAGAGCCGAAACAAAGTTTGAAAAAGAATTAGTTACTGAATTGGAATCAATATACGACTTAATGTTAAGGAGTCAATTTCAGAGTTTAAAAAATAACGGAAGCCCTATTGTTGATTTTTTACTGAAAGCTGGATATTTATCTCAGTTAGGTGGGGTTGTAAAGGCTGGTTCTGAACTTACGACAAACACAACTCACGCATTAATGAATAATGGTGCATCTTTTTCTCAAGGTGTCTCGACTATTAGCTCTGTAGATGCAGAGACAATGGACAAGGCTATTCAAAACTTACCAACAACTCAAATGTCCAGGGTTACTAGAAGTGCTATGTATCAATCACAAAATATTGAGGCTGGTCTTTTACAAGAGGCTCAATCATTTAAGAGTGTGGAAATGAAGGGAGAACTGGGAGCAGCATTAATGACTGTCGCAGATTTCGCTAAAATACCATTTAAAAAGGCAATAAAATTTAACGAATCACTTATAACAAAACCTGACGAATTAGTGATAAGACCATTACTTGTAGGGGTTGTTCAAAGTAAGTTTAATGAAATTACGGGTCAAAAATTAAATTGGGATAGCATGGCAAATGACGAAGCATACAGAAGTAAGTTTTCAGAAGCTATAAATAAAGCAACTGAAGCTGCTGATACAGCTGTAATAGATACGTCTGCCTCCACTAATATTTTTGATAGTATTCCAGCAAACATGAAAGACCCAGATGCAAATGCATGGATAACAGCATTTCAAGTTGCCGATAGGTATATGAGTAATTTTAGGGTTTTTGAATATTATTCAGCTGTAAAAGGTATACAAAACTTATTTGGTAAAGGAGAAATAACAAAAGGTCAGGCTGTTATGCTTTTGACATCTACAGTGGCTCGTATGGCTATGTACAGACTTATCATAGACTCAACTTTTGGTTTGTTATTTACGGCACTAGGGATAGATGATGAAGATGATGAAATTGATGAAACAGACGTAACTAAAAACGTATTGGGAGCTGTAGTAACTTTAGCTTTTGGAAGAAATCTTGGTAATGTTTCTACTTCTATTGTAAATGCGGCTGTAGAATATGTTAATAAAGAACTTGGTGAAGGAATAACGTACGAGGGAGAATATAATCCGTATGATGGTATTGTTTTTAACAAGTTTGGAGGACTTAGCAAATCAACCGACCCAGCAGTTGATTTTGTTATAGCAAATACAGGTCCATTTTCGAATATAGTAAAAACTAATTTTCGCGCTATAAGTCTTATGAGTAGAGCCATTAACAATAGCACAAAAGAGTCTAGAGATAAAAACTTAAACGAACTTCTAACAAAAACACCCATTGATTTTGCTGGGTCGTTGGCTATTATTCCATCAGGTAAGACTATAAAAAGAGTGATGAATAAATACTATCACCCTAAGGAAAAGGAAAAAAAGGAAAAGGAAAAAAAGGAAAAAGGTAGAGATACTGGTAGAACGGTAAATCAATCCTCTAGGAGTTCCTCAACTCGTAGAACAGTACCCACAAGTAATCGAACTAGATAAAAAAAGGGGGTGTCTTATGATATGAACATAACACCCCCCTTTAAACCAATTCACCAAAATCAATACACAAATATACACATATATATTACATAATACATATGCGTATAGCATAATTATCGGGTATTTAAATACCCACTAAATTATCCATCGCAGCTAACACAGTTTTCATCTGTGGCACTCGCTGCAATATCCCCCCTAAGTACAGACTCGGTCCGAACATAGTACAGGGTCTTGATACCCTTCTTCCATGCGTCAAGGTGAACCTTGTTAATAAACTTGGGGTCAACCGTTGACGGGAACGCTAGGTTAAGGCTAACGCTCTGGTCTATGTACTGCTGACGTATACCAGCCTGACTTATAACCTCCAGCTGATTAATCTCCTTGAACGTCTTGAACACCTCCTTGGCTGGAATCTTATGCTTGCCAAGAAGAATACTGTCCAACTCCTTGATACCCTGCACAGAACCACCGTCCTCAAGAATCTTGTTCCACACCTTGTCGGTGTTTAGGTCGTGATACTTAAGCAGCCTTTCTAGGCTAGGATTCTTTCTAATAAACGTACCCTTGAGTGACTGCTCCGTAAAGACATTGGCAGCCCAAGGCTCGATGCCAGGACTAACATTACCACTAAGTTTCGAGTTAGATACAGTGGGAGCAACAGCACGAAGGTGGGTGTTCCGCATTCCTGTACCAACGCACCAAAGCGGCTCACCGAAAGTTTCTGCAAGAGCCATAGAAGCTCTCTCTGTTTCAAGCTTGATTTGGCTAAAGATTCTACGAGTCTCGTACTGCGATAGTAAGCCCTCGAAAGGTAGTCCCTTCTCCTGAAGGTAAGTATGCCATCCGAGTACTCCCAGTCCCAAGGCACGTCCCTTCTCAGCAGAACGCACGGAGTTTTCAAATCCAATCTTTCCCTTCGCCTTCTGTATAAACTCCTCAAGTACCCCATCCAAGAACCATGTCGCATCATATATGAGGTTAGTGTCTTTCCATTCAGCATACTTCGCTAGGTTTAAACTTGAGAGGCAGCATACAAAGCTGTGGTTCTCATCGGTGTGTAAAGTAATCTCAGAACATATGTTAGTCATGTGAACCTTCAGTCCGTTGTCCTTATACATCTCAGGGTTGTGCTTATTCACATTACCCTTGAACATTATGTACGGCTCACCAGTAGCTTTACGCTTCTGTAGTAGCTTACTCCATTTAGTTCTAGCCTCAACATCACCATCCATCAGCTTACGCATAAACTTGTCCCCAACAACAGCACACTGGTGTAGGTTAAGTGACTGTCGATTAACGTCACCCCTTGGCTCCCTAATCTCTAGCCAGTTCTCAAAGTCCTCGTGTTCTATGTTTAGGTTAACACTTGCGGCACCCCTCCTAACAGACCCCTGGTTTGTGGCTAGTATACTGGAGTCGTATATCTTACAGAAGGGTACAACACCGTCTGATGTTCCGTTACCCTTTATGTTTGCACCAGCTGGTCGTATCTGGTTTATACCAACACCGACACCACCACCGTGCTTGGCAAGCAGCATCATCTCTAGGTTCTTGCCACCGATGTCCGATATAGAATCAGCGACATCGATACCAAAACAACTTATTGGTAGGCCCCTGTTTGTTCCCGTGTTAGAGAGTACAGGAGAGGCTAAGCAAAGCCAACCCTTCCATATATACTCAAAGAACTTTTCAGCCATCTCAGGACGCTCTAAATGCTCTGCAACGGTGTTAGCCACCCTCCAGTATGCATCCCTTGGTGTCTCATCGTTTATGAGGTAACCACCAGATATTGTTTTCTTGTATACCTCAGACTCAGCCCAATTAGGGTAGTCCTTACCCTTCACCCACTTGTGACTTGACATCTTCTTTTTCTTTTTTGATTTGTTCTAGGTTCTTTTCTTTTAGGTCATCAAGTGCCTTGTCGTAGTCTGGCATCATCTTGATTAACTCAAGTGTACCAACCGACATCTCAGTTAGCCTGTTGTTCTCTGTTAGTACATGCTGCATGACACGGGTCAGTGACTCGACCTTCTTCTGCATTTCTATTAGTGTGCTTTCCTTCATTTTATTAAATTTAATTATTTACCAAATATCTTCAAAGTCCTCTCCCTCATTCGCCTTACTATAGTCTGTCGGGCGTATTGAAAAGAAATCAGTGTGGGTATGACCACCCGTAAGGTGATAAAACCAATCAAGGTTAGAGGCAGCCTCCTCATCATACTTAAACGACTTCTTATATCCAAGCTCTTTAATTTTCTCATTTGTTCTTTTAATTATAAATTGTTTAAGGTCGTAAGCCTTTAGGTTCTCTAGGTCACCCATCTCAAACATTTTGTCTATGTACTTGTGTTCAAGCTCCATCATTATGACAGCAGCCTCAACAACCTCCTCCTCAACAAAAGACCTAAGCCCCTCGTCCTCCTCACACATCTGGTTAAACAACCTACAACCCATCTTGCTGTGCAGTGACTCATCACGCACACTCCACTTCATCTGTTGTCCGATACCCTTAAGTAGATTTCGTAACTGAAAACTGTACAAAACGGCAAAAGCAGAGTATAGGCTAACACCTTCGGCAAAGGCACTAAATACTGCGAGTGATTTAGCCATGTCAGAACGACTATTGGTATCCACAACCATGAGGTTATTAAAACGGTTGGCAGTAGCACTTTCGTGCAGAAATCCTTTAAAGTCATTTAGTCCTAGTGTTTCGTTTAAGTATGAGTAGGCTACAGCGTGGATGGTTTCCTGTGACCCAAACATCATAGCCATTTGTTGTATTTCGTGCTTCGGAAACCAAGACACAACATTCTGTGTCCAGTAGTCGGATACCGCACACTCTGTCTGTGCAAACCCTAGTAGTATGTTGCCAACCAAATTCTTTTCAGATGTGGTTAGGTTTTCGTTCCAGTCCTTCACATCACCAGACATACTTATTTCTGTGTGTAACCAAAACGCTTGTGCTTGCTTCAGCCATCCCTCTGTGTAGTATTCAGGGTATTCAAATGGCTTGTATTCTATTCTCTTATCAAACAACCCCATCTTAGTATCTATATATAGTTAGTGATATGTCTATGAACGGGATATATACAACGTGAGTTGTCTGAGTAAACTCAGTTCCATCGTCATCACTACCCTCAAGTTCATAGCTTCTAAATCCCAATAGTATTCCAGGGTATAAGCCAATACTTATTTCCCAGTCTGTTTTGTCTTGCATTTTCTTTTTTCTTTTATTAATTCAATTACTTTATCACACTCTTTCTGATTCTGTGGCTTGTACAAAGTTATTCCCTTTCGGTGTTCGTTTATGTACTTCTTAAACAACTTCCACCTCATCGGAAAGGATTCGTTAGCCCGACCCTTTGTCTCTATAATGAAGTCATCACCAATAAAGTCTGGTGTATACTTGATGGGTAGTATCTTCTTGTTACCCCTGTCAACCATTTCATTCTTGCCATTGGCTTGCCTCTCATAGGCAGAGCTTTCAAACATAAAACCATCCACCAGTATAAACGTCTCCCCCTCATATGCGGCCTTTATTCTAGCCTTCTTAAGGGCTATGTACATGTGCTTCTCAAGGCCAGATGCGAAGTTGATGCCGTCATGCATAACCTTCTTAGCCCTTACTGGCCCCCTCTTCTTACTCCTTCTCTTACGAATCACTACAGTAGTATATCAATAAGCTTGTCTGACTTTTGTTTATCAAGCATCTTCTGCTTAATACACTCTAGGTATATCAGCGTGTCAGCTATTTCTTCTTGGGTGTGTTCAATCCATTCAACTATGGATAGGTCTGCTTGGTCTACGGTCTTGCCGTATTTCTTGAGACCCTTTTCTTGTTGTCTATCGATTATAGACTTTATGTTGGTAGTAATCATAATTACCTGTTTTATTTTTTATTTACCTGTTTTGTCAAACAATTATAACAAATATATTTAGTCTTCAGTAACACTGGTATTTTGCTCCCACATACCTTACATTTTTTTGCCGTCATATTAAATCTTTAATCGGTAGGAGTATACCCTTGCTTGTGTCACTGTCACCTCCCCTTACATCTCTATTTGTTCCGATGTATCTTCTGCACCTATCCTTAAGGTCTGACAAAGATATCAATACAAATGAGCGAGAAATAGCAAAGCAATAAAAGTCTGACTGTGTCTTAGATATTCCGCTAGGCTTTCCTCTGCTCTCGTACTCCACAAACACATTGCCAGTCTTGTGTGCCATTAGGTCATACTTAATCTCTATCTTAGAGTTAGACAGGATGTCACTAAGCTCAGACTCCTTCAGCTCACCAACCACTAGGTCGTACTTAAAGTCGTTGTTGTGTTTCATAACTCCCAGTCAAAGGTCTCTGCCCATATAGGTGTCTTCTCACCAACGTATGCACCAAACGTGTTAAACTCTAGGTACTCTGTAGCCTCCTCGTCATCCATGCCCTCCTTAACCATTACCTTTATGCACTCGTTTCTGGAGTACACAACCTTCCATGCGTTTGGTTCAAACCCTATGATAGCATCGTCAAGTCCATCAGCGAAAAGGATGTCATCCGTATCCCCGTAGTGTTCTAATATTAATTCTTTTAATTTCATTTTTAGTTTTTTAAAATATCCCAACCATATTTTTGGTCGTACTTCTTGATTAATCTAGTCATTTTGTTTTCAAGTAATATTTCAAAAACTCCACGACCAACCTTGAAGTCATGTGAAACATAGACAACCTTGTATTCTTTATCCAACTTAACTTTTTTAGACATAGACTTGTGAAACCTCACAGTGTCTCCAGGTTTTAGGTTGTTTTTCATGGTTTAAAATTAATAGTGCTAAGAAATCCTTTAAGCTCAGATGCGCATTTTAGTAAATGCTTTTTCGTTAATTTTTTCTGTTTAACACAATTTACATAACGCTCGTAAACCTCAAAGTCCGACATTGTACATTGCTTAAAAATGGTAAACCACCCATGCGTGTTTTCTTCAACATTGCCATCGTGTAAATTAAAAAACTGTTGTTCTTCATTAAATTCTAATCTATAAGTTTGTTCCATTATTTAAAAGTTATGTGTTAGTCTACACACCTGACCGTTCTCTGGGTGGTGGATGAACGCCTCAAGTGCAACCTTAGCACCCGTGTAACCGTTGTCTGCATGCCACCTATCTGTACCACTAGGTGAGCGTAAGTATTCCACCGTCATACCTATGTAGTCCTTACCACTCCTGAACTTAAAGTAGTCCTTGTGGTGTATGTGGTGTAGGTATCCGTACCTGTACTTGGTCTCGTACCAAATCTTAGAACTCTCGTGTGCTGAAAGGTATGGTATCTGGTCTATCTTACATCCATCACCGTGGCTAAACATCATCATGTTCTTACCATAACTTGTGTACTTCCTGTGGTTGTTATCCACGTTGAATATAATGTTCTTGTTGTTGTGGAAGTAACACTGAACTGCATCTGCCAGCATAAAGCCAGTCATGTAGTCGTGGTTAGACGGGCAGTGGATAACCTCTACATCGGCTATACTTGAAAGCATATTTATAATGTGACAGTATACACCCCTTGCTATCTTAAAGTTGTCGTACCACATACCATCGGTGTCCTGTGGTGTACCACTCGTTGTGGTTCTAGTCTTTGCGTTGTCGATGTGTAGAACATCGTTACCAATGATAAAGAATATCTTATCTATATTGTATGGCTGAGACTTATCAATCAAGTCCATGCTACCCCTTATAGCCCTGTCGATTGCCATGTCAACATTGTAGGTGTCATTAGCACCGTCCTTTGTTGCCAACTTTCCTATGTGTAGGTCAGCTATATCCAAAACCAAGCAGTGGGGGTCTTTGTTTTTCTTTCTTTTATACCTGTCAACCTTTGGGGATAATTTCTTCATCTCGTCCATCATCTCAGTCCTTATCTGCTCGTAGTCAACAGACTCAGCGTTCTTGTAATCTGGGTTGACAACCAAGGTTGATGTCCCTGTTACCTTGTCCTTGACCCAAGACAGTTTCCAATTATCACTAGGGTTTAGGTTGTTCCTGTGCATGGACTCGTCCACTATAGATGGACTAATTATATCGTTCTTCCTAATCCACCTACCAAATGATGATACTACTATGTCATCATTGGGGTACTTAGAACTCAACATCTGTGCTATTCTGTCTGAGCCGTAACCAGTGTCTTCTCTGATAGACTTGACTTCGTCTGTGTATTGTGTGTACTTACTCATCTTTTTTGTTATTTAAAAACTTATTATAATAATACAATCTAAACTCATAGGTCTTTTTCCAAATCTCAACCTTGCCGTATGTATCAGGAGACTTATTAGACTTCTTATTTATTCTTATCTCCACATACCACTTAGATATTCCATAACCAGCACTTAACGGTGCTACGCATATCCCGTTAGCTATACACCAAGACGATGCCTTCATCTCTAAATCGGTAGGTAGGTACGACCCCATCGGCTGCTTGTCTTTTATCTTTATTCCCAAGGCATTGGCTCGTTTGAAACGTCTGGGTTGTCCTTTGGTATAAACCCACCACTGTTTCTATCCCAGTGAAAGTGAGCCTCTGCACCGTTCTCACCAAGGTTCTGAAACTTAACCTTCAACACCTTAGCCTTAACAGTTTTCTCCTCGTAGTTTCTATGCACCAATATACCGTGATAAGATGCATCATACCATTCACCACCACCCTTTATGTTATACATATTTGGTTCCTCCATTACACCGTCTTGTCCACGGTACATCTTGGTTGGGTGTGCTACAATAATAACCAACACATCGTACTTCTTTGCGAACACCTCTATCTTAGATAGGTATTCCATTGTATACACGTTTACATCGCTGAGGGAGTCGTTAGACCTTATCTTATTGTAAGGGTCTAGAACTAAGCATTTTATACCCTTACGCTTCACTAACTCTGCACCCTTCAACAGCATCTCTTCTAATTTGTATTTCTCTACATCGATAAAGTAAAAGTTGTCATTCACGACCTCAGATACCTCTTTCCACTTACCAGTGTTGATGTCCTTGACCGTGGGCATACCACCCCATATCTTACGCATTAACTTATGTGCGTGTAGATACGTTGGAGCATTCTCAGGAGACGCAAAAGCAGTCTTCCAACCATACAACTTATTGTATCCCACAACCATTTGGTCAACAAAGTCAGACTTACCACTGCTAGGGATACCAGTAACAGTAATAAACTGACCAGTATATGTACTGAATATATTATCAAAGTTTTCCAAACCAATTTGGTAACCCTTCTTAAAGCCATTCTTAACAAACTCAATAATATCATCCTCTATGTCGTTAAATGTTACCACGTTCTCTAACGGAACCTGTTTCGCTGTCGTTAAACGTGCGGTGAGTGCCTCCCTACCGTGCTTAATAAGATACTCGTTAGCATCTTTACAGCCATCAAAGTCTACAATCCAACACAACTCAGCTCCAAACCGTCTAATTAACTCTGTCTGTAAGGCTATGCCAGCCTCGTCACAATCAACGGCAATAATTATCTTTTCCTTATCCTCAAAATAGTCGATACAGTTATCTAGGTAGTCTAGATTGTTTGAATTAAGAGTTGCACCGTTCGGTACACTTACAACGCTCTTGTATCCAGACTCATGTATTGCGCAAACATCCATCTCTCCCTCAACTATCATCACGGTGTCGTGTCCAACGGTGCTGTCTATGTTATAGAACACCTTCTCTGCACCCTTGTATAGCTTAAAGTTTTTGCGTCCGTCACGGTACTTCACGTTGACCAACTCATCGCCTATGAAGTAATTAAAATGTATTGTGTTCTCGTCTTGACCAGTCTGTGGCATCCATTCAACACCCTCACTAATCATTAGGTCATCCAGTGTTTGCTTAGATATACCACGGGAACCAAACCAAGACTCAACCTTAGTATCAACCTCTCTTATCTTTATCTTTGGTGGCTTTTCATATACCTTAGTAATCTCACCCCTTCTCTCGTATGTGTGCAACTGAAAGGATGTGTCACAGTTATGGCAAGTACCTAGCCCTCTCTCCCAGTCGTAGGAGGCACACTTCAGCTTTTGATTAGCTGGTTTTCGGTCATGAGAACACAGAGGACAAATCCCCTGTGTTTTTCCCGTTTCCAGACCGTGCTGATTGAACTTGTCAATCTTGAATCCATTGATTTCGGTGTCTGTAACTTTCATGGTTAGAATGGTAAGTCGTCCTCCTCTTTGGCTTCAACCTTTGGTTTAGACGTTGGTCTCTCATTCAATCCAGAGTCACCCTCATCCATCCACACAATCCTGTGATTACCGAGGTATATTACTGGCTCCTTCGACAAACGCTCCTCCTTAGATGGGTTTACGGTTATCGAACCGTTGTTTTGAAACTGGTCTGCATCGGTGTCTACCAATATCTTGTAGTTAAGGTATAAGCCCTTAGCACCCTTGACTAATTTCTGTTTAGGAATTTCTGCCACGTTAAGGCTTCCTGTTGCTAGAATTTTCATAATAAAATAAAATTAAATAAATAAATAAAAATAAATAAGAATTAAAGTGTCTCTGTGGTCAGAAACTGGTTAGGGTCTGTATCCCCTAGTTTAAAGAACAAGTCGTAGTTCAGATTAGCTTGCTCGACCTTCTCTTGTCCACTCTGATAGAATGAAGAGGAACAGTCGTACACACCAATCTGCAATGTGGTTTTGTCGATGACAACAAATGTGAAGTCATAGCCCTTGAATAGTTGTGTATATATGTACGCCTGACTATCGTAGTTGTACTTGTATGCGCTCGACCTGAATGCGGATATGTTACCCGTGGTCTTTAGGTCAATAATCATCTTGTCATCATGGTTCACGATGTCTGCCTTACCCTTCCACATATTACCACCGATGTTGGTTACGTTCGGAACCTCGTACTCAATATTACCGTTGCGTATCAACTGGTTACATACATCGTTACCTAACAGTCTGTCTTGCATCAACTCAATCTGGTCAACCTCATGCTGCAACAGACACATCTCTCCATCAGATATCTCCTTGTACTTCTTTGTGGTACGGGTAGATGCCTCAATGATTCTATACTTCTTGAGCTTGTCTGGCTCTAGTATTGCCGTATGGAAGTAACCACCAACTAGGAATGCCGTGTTCATACCCATATCCTCCTTGAAGGCTAGTGGGTTACGAAGTAATGCGTGTATGTCTGAGTTAGATAGGTACTGCTTACCAAAGTCCCCGTAATAATCCTCGTCATTACGGAGTCTGTCTATTATTTCTTCATGCTTCATGACAACAACATCTTTTCAACGCTCTCGCTAACGTCATACTTCAACTTGATTGTGTCGATACTATTACCGTCTGATAGATACTTCTTTGCTGCATCAAACTCCTTAGTACCCTTTAGTAGTGATTTCTTCTTTGCCACAACCTTACTGGACTTTCCGTGGTCGTTAGTTGCGTCTGAGTCCTGTGTGTCATCTATAAGTAGTAGGTTACCCAGAGCATACTTCTTGCCGTAGCTTGATGCACTACCAAACTTCTGTGGCATCTGCATACCCTTTTGCTCTAAGTCAATACCCACAACCGCAGTTGCGTGAATCTCTTTCTCGCCATCTGTTATGGTGGCAACACTTTGAATAACAGGGACGTTCAAGACCTCTGTCAACTCCTCATTAATACGGACTGTTACGTCTAGTTCCAACAGGAATGGCTTGATGGCCTCCAGAATATCTTCTGCCGAACGAAAGTTGTACTTACCGAATGAATTGTATCGGGTCTTCTTACTGTGAAACTTTGCCTGAATGTAGGCCAGCTTCTGATTTAGTGATTTGGTTTTCATGATATAAATTAAATTAAAAAAGCCCAGTAAAAGAGTTGCAAAACTTTAGCTGGGCTTCTTGATAAGAAAAAATATTATTGGCTTGCAACCTTTATGACTACAAATATAATGGTTCTATTCAAATAGAATCAAACTTTCTACGTTTATTTTAGTAATAATCTTTTCGATGGCATACTTCTTAATGGATGATATCTTTGAGTGACCACCTAAGTTGTTCATTCCTAAGTATTTAGCTATAGCCTTAGAACCCTGACGGGGACAATCAAGTCCATAGAACAGTCGAACTATGTTATATTCATCTACATCAAGTATCTGTTTCATTACGTTTAGTAGGTAACTATTAAGCATATCTATATTATATGTCTTGTCAATCTCAGGGATGTTGTAGAACGGGTTACCCGATGATGTGTCGTATGCATCGATAGATTTAAAAACACTATTGAATATAAGCTCAACTCCATGCTTGGACTTCCTAATCTCGTTCTGTCTATACTCTGTCACCCTCATCGTGCCTCGGTTGTTATCAACAGAACGTCTGATTGCACCCTTGATTCTCTTAGCTAGGAATGACTTGATTGAACGCTCTGGGTCATCCTTGGACATAGAAACCTCAACGTCTAGTTTTCCGACTGCGGCTATCAAACCTATAGACCCATACTGTATCAAGTCCATGATATCCAATACACCGCTTGATGTGTCACTGGTATTAAACGACCTAGATATTGACTCAACCATTGGTAGGAACTTGATTATTAATTCCTCTGTTGTATACTCTGTCCAAAGCTTCACGACTGGTTGACTCTTCTTGAGGTCTTCCTTGTATCTGTCGTAATTCTTTTCGTTGTAGTTCTTCATCCTTCAGTAATTCATTAAGACGCTTCATCTCCTCACGCATCTCAGAATCCATCACCTTATATAAGGTTGGTCTGCTACACCCTATGTCCCTAGAAAGGGAGGCAACAGTGACCCTACAGTTGGTTTGATGAATGTACTGCATACATATATATACGTCATCACTACTTAAACGATTAGACCTACCTATAAGTTGCCCTACGATGCTTCTCTTCTCATGTCTTTCAAGTCCACAACCAACCTTAAATATAACCTTACGCAGCTTGTTGGGTGGACAACTATTGCTGTTATCGTTATATACGTTGTTTATCATGGTAATAATCTTATCCATAGACATACTAATCTTTGTAAATCCGTTGTCGATGTTAGATATAAAGATACAGGCATCCTTGAACTCGTCATAGTTCATATCGTTGATGTGTTTTAGTACAGAGATATGCCACACATAACTCTTATATGAGGATATTAGGTGTTCTCTGTTGAATAATTCATAGCACTCATGAGTACCATTTTTATAGAACCAACCCCAGTGGTAAGTTTCGGTTGGTGTGTCGTTGACTGGGTTACGCCTTGTGACGATGCGTTTATCCCACAGCCATTTGATTCTTCGATTTGATTTCATTGGTTTTAAAAAGTGTAAAGATAGTAAGGATATACTTAGTATTATACTTACTAAGTTTACACTTTTTGATTTGGGACTTGGATAATGCTTTTGATATCCCTGTGTGATGGGTATATCTTCAATAGATTAATCACGGCACTGGATGAATCACATCCATTGATGTAATCAACCCTTACTTGATTGCAATTGGTTGTTGACGATGTTATTTTATAGCGTTTCATGCTTCATAGTTTAATTTAGTTTTCTGATTCATAGTTTAATTTAGTTGCTTGATTCGTGGTAATAATTTTTTAACAAAAAAAAATTTACTTAGCATCAGACAAATTAAATATTGATTCAATCAACTTTTCCCTTCCTTTAATATCTTTATCTTGGCATGGATGAGGGAAGCTGCTTCATAATTCTCTTGCTCTAAGTTTATCTTTAGTAACTTGTTTAACTGTTCTATCTCGTGCTTCAAATTCAACTCCTCATACTCATCAAGCTGACCTTGGTCGAAGAACATTACGTAGTGACCCAGTTTATCAATCATGTCATCACTAGGCTTAGTCAGTTCATCTACGATGTACATCGCAAGTTTCTTTATTTCCTTGTCAGTCATTATATGAATATTAATGCATCGTCAACTAGGTGGTACTTTTCTTGATACTTCTTAAGTAACTCTACGTTATAAGGTTTTAAAACACCCGAAGATATTGCATCATTCAGTATCCGAATCTCTGTGTCAGATATAGCAGTTAATATAGTATTCCTATGCCTCATCAGACAGAAGACCTCTTTTATTATTTTTCCCATTTTTCCCATTTTTCCCATTTTTTCTGTAAAATATTTCTTTTATAAATACCCGAACAATTTTACCAAGGTCTCCATCGTTTGGTGTTTCCTTCTCCATACGAATTAATTCAACTGCAATATACTTTGCTAGTTTCTTAATCTTGTAAATACTTAGTTTGTTAGTCATTCTTGTAAATATTATTAATTATTAGGTTATACATTTTGGTGAACGTCTTGGTCTTTATCTCCTTGCATATAGCCTCAGCATCTTCTTCTGAAGATACCTCAAAACCAATGGAGCGTAGGTCATCCATACTGAATGTCCATTCGCCTTGGTTTTCATACCAGTCCCGTGCGATTGAATCGCTAATCTTATCTATCGTCATGATGTTTCTTTATATAGTTAATCACGTTTTTTTTTGATTTTGATAGATTAGATTTTGATGTTCCGAGAGATATATTTAAAACCTCAGCAATCTCGTGATGCTTATACCCGTCTAGTAGGTACATCTTAGCCACCTTTAGATATGAAGGTGAAAGACTTTCTATAGCATCGATAACCAATTGGTTAGGTATACCTTCCATGTATGGTTTTTCCTCCTCCTCTGCGTAGTCATACCTATCAACCAAGTCTGTGTCGTATGTAACCTTTTGGGTCTTACGCCTTCTGTAACTATCTATTGCGGTGTTAATTACAATACGCTTTATCCACCCTTCTAACG